GCTCGCCCTCTACATTATCAACGGTACTGGTGTTATCAGCTGCAACAGCTTTAGGCATTCGTTTACCCTGGTCATAGTGCCATAGGTCTACATATTTAGTGGTATCGTATTTCTCTTGAGGCTCAGCATATATATATGCTTCCTTGCCAATAAGCTTCTCGTTCAAGATTTTAAGTACATCCTCTTTGCTCTCCGTTGGAGTCTTACCTGCAAAAATACGCTTGCCGAATTCTGAGATGGTTGGCTTCTTATCTTCTGGTACATTGTGTACCAGCATACCTAATACTTTTTTAACAGACATGATAGCGCCTTTGTCCGTATGAAACCACAGCGTAGCTTCACCCTCTTCGTCATTGTCACCAATAACAGTAACTCGGATAATCTCTCGGTCTTTACTGTCTTTCTCAGCCTCAGCTAGTCCGATAGTAACTGTATGAGCGCCTGGCGTAAAGCCATTAGCTCCGCTCGGTTCTTTACCTAAATTGTCAATTACGTCATTTAGCCAATCTTGATCTGTCTTTGCGTCTGCCATTATTTTTTCTCCTTTACTGGTGCATAATATTTACGAATTGTATCATCGACTACCTTTAGACTGTTCGGAATCATATCTTCCTTAAACATATCCTCAGGTGTTTTAACTGGGCTAGAACCCTCCATCTTATGTACTGCGAATTTATAGCGATCTTTTACCTCAGCCTCGGTGTCATCATAGACTGTTTCCAGCACTACGTTAGTCAAACTCTCTGGCTGCAGGTTGTCACCAATGAACTTACCAGTAGTCTTGAACTTACGTCTGCCGGTGTCCTCAGTATCAACGTGAGCAAACACGTAGTAATTCTGGTCAGTCGGTTTATTAACGATTTTCTCGATCAGCGTATTAAAGGTGTTAGCAATAGACTTGAAGACAAAGAATTGGTCTTTATCCAGCGCGTGCTTCCCTTGGTAGAATGTGAAAAATTGATTAGTATCATCAATTACTACTATCGGTGCAGGTGCGGCTAATGCTACTGCTGGTAGACTCTCTAAATCAGTCTTAACTACCTTTAGGTCAGACTTGAATGGCATTTCCTTGCCAGTTGGTGAGATTAGATTAGCTTGAGCTTTTGTTAGTCCTTTAAGACTGAATGTCTTGCCAGTACCACTAAAGCCGATTACTACGATGATTCTTGACATTATATTTGCATCCCTTCTGGATATTTAGTTGTTAGAGGCCGATAGTCTGCGCCAAGTTCTACGCCTGTTTTGCCACACTTACCGCACCGCATTTCTGGTATTACGTTCTGATGGAAGTTGGCATCGTCATAACCACTGCCCTTAGCAGTCTCCCCGCAGCCCTCACACTCATACACGGCCTGGAAGTCTCGACGGTGTTGGCTAGTTATTTCTTTAATTTTCATTTTGATTCCTCCATTGCTTTATTACTTATTTCTCGTGCAAACTGTAGAACTACTTGGGTGGCTTCTAGGTAAGAACAGTTGTTTTGCTTAGACCATGACTTAGCAATATCTTCTACTTCTTGGTAGAATGTTTTTAACTCTGGGAACTTAACATCGAACATTTATCCCTCCTTAACTTCTATTCGTTTACCTAACATTATACGCAATTTTACATTCATATTGTTAATGGATATTATCAGCTTGTCCCACTCGCTGCGCGGACGGCGTATGTCCTCAATTAGTGCTATGTTATTGCAAGTAGGACAATTTGCGTGTTTATGGGTAACGTCTTGATATGCTTCTTCGATAGTCATAGTTTAACTCTTAAACTTCTTAGTTATGTACTGTGTCTCACTCTGTGTAACACCTTCTGGTAATTGACCTGTAAGAGTTACCTGAGCAGCTACCTTAGTGGTGTCTAGCACAGTCTTAGTAAACTCTGCATTGAAACCTTTATAGCTTTTACGAACTGCCTTAGTGATGTAGCCCCACTCGCCCTCAAGCTTGACAATATCATTGTCAATCATAGCTTGGAGCAATGTTGCTTCTGCTTCTTTCTTAGCAACTTCTAATTTCTTAAAAGCTAGTTCTTGCGTTGCAAATCGTTGCAGCACAGCAAGTGCTTTCTTGGTTTCTGGCTTAGTAGCCAGTAAATCGCTCTGTTTAGTTGTCATTATATTTATCCTTTCTTATCTTATGTTATGAGTGTATCACATGAATTATGTAATGTCAAGTATTTTTTAGTAATTTCTTTAAGGCTTCTAAATCCCAACCACCATCAACAGCTACATAATCTTTAGCAGGTTTATAGCCTGTTTCATGGATAATAAAGCCTTTGACTTCATCAAATATTTTTTTGGACATCTCGGCAACTCTATCAGCGTTTCCTGTTAAAGTAAGTTTTGTATCGTCATCAAAGATTAAAGTTATACTCCTAACCATTATCAGCCTCCATATTATCGTTAAAATCTTGCTTATTTTCTAAGCACTTATATACTGCGGTGTCAATAGTCTTATCAACCTTAAACCAGTAATGTCTTACTATTTTATCCTGACCTCCTCTATAGTTACGTCCTTTGGCTTGCTCGGTATCCATCCAGCTATAGCTAGGCTCATAGAATATGGAGATTGGTGCATATTGCAAGTTAAGTCCCACTGAGCCACTTTGATATTGCAACAACGTAATGCTTGGCTTCTTCGGTGTACCAGTCGGCAAATTGCTTGCGTGGCCTGATTGCTCGTATACCTCACGCTTATATTTGGCTGCTACGCTTAAAATAGCCTCTCTACTAGCGTTGTACTGATAAAAGACTAATACATGCTCGGCGGTGTCATCAAGCACCGCCTCAAGTGCCTGTACGCGTGTCGTAGATAAGTATTGCCTGAGTGTAGCGTGTAGCTTGCTCGGTGTATCTAGCAATGTGCCGTCATCTAGTATACGCTCCGTCTTAAGCACTTTGTATTCATTACGCTGCTTTTGGTTTAAGTTGATTGTAGTGGTTATATTGATTAAGTCTGGCAAATGCAGATGGCTCTTATCCAATCCAAAAGCTACAGATTGCCATAGCTGTTTTAGCTTATCCTCGCCACTATAGCCAATAATGCGCGGATAACCTCTTGAGCGATCTATCAGTACATGATTGCGTATAAACTCAGTCTTATTTCTCCACCAGCCAAAGATAATACCGTAAGTCTGTAAATCTATATAGCCATTAGGTATTGCGGTTGCACTTAAGCCTATAAGTTGCTTGCAATTTTCATTAGTGGCTAGTCGTATAATTGCTCTAGATCGTTGAGCTGTTGATGACTTAGCATAGTGTATTTCATCGACTACCAATATATATGGAATGGTTGGCGTAGGCCGTGTAGCTACCATACCGAAGCTAACTACAGTCATTGCTCTATCAAAGTCAGTGGCTATTTGCTGCCAGTCCTGACTATTGACCTTGGCTGGTGGCGCTATCACTAATATAGGCAAGTCAGATAATGCGTGATACATAGCCATAATTGTTTTGCCTGTCCCTGTGTCTGCTGTCATTATCAGATTGTCTGGCAAATCTTTTAGATATTCAGCTTGCCATGAGTAAAGTTTAAGCATTATTTTACCCTTTAATAAGCTGTGCCAATTCTATTATCAACATAACGGCTAATAATATTGCTACTGCTGCTATGTAGTAAATAGCCAGCTTGCGTATAAAACGAAGATAATTTTTCATACTACGCTCCCCTCAATGATGTGTACCACAAGCGCAGCGCCTAACAGTAAGCCGAGGCCAAAGCCAACCATACCAATTAGTAGATATTCTATAATGCGACTATAGTGGCGTGTACGTTGGTTTATGCGGTATGTCATAATGGTATGTTTCCTCTACACCAGATTAGCGTTGATATATATTCTTTTGCTTTGGCTATAGATGTTTCGCTTGAAACATATACGCCATGCTCTCGTAGGTCGTAAGGGTAGAACGTACCTTTCTCAATAATAAAGCCTTTGTATTTGATTTTGTCACTCCTTAACCTCTGGCACGTTAAACGCGCGGCAGATTTCGTTAATTATCCAGTTGTCAGGTTCGTCACCGCTGTTTAGGTCGGACTGCCATACCTCGGCAACAATGCTATCTAAGCTGTGGTAATTCCAGTCGACCGCATCACCGTAACCGTCAACAATAGCGATTACTTTCGCGCGGTCAGCTTCGGCCTTAATTAGTTTGGCTGTGAGTTTGTCGGCGTCAGTCATTACAACCCCCGTCCGTACAGCTGCGAGATTGTACGGGCGCACAAGTGGCAATACAGCTTAAATACTTTGTCATCGTCGTAACGGTCAGCTTCGGCCTCTGTTTCCTCTAACAGCTCCGCCAAAAACTTGCGCTGGTCGTAGTAGTACACTAGCAGACTGCCACCTTCGACGTAATCTAGCGCGGCCTGATAGACGGATTTGTTGCCGTAAATCATGTGGCTTATCTGTTCGCGTAAGTTTTCCATAGCGGTTTTGCCGCTTGTTGGGTCGTAGTTTTCCGGCTTAAAGTTCTCAAGTACATGAGTAACTAAGCCTTCAATTACTGGTTTTGTGGTGGTTCGTAACATGATTTTGCTCCTTTATAGGTTAGCGTTATTTACTTCCCGATTAGCCCTAACACCAGCTGCGGCCATTCTGGGAAAACCCAGTTTGCTACCAGTATGACATTGCCAACTGCTAACAATACAATTTTATGCTTGTTGGCTAAAAGCCATAAAGTATAGATTGTACTATGTCGCGTAACTGCTGAACGGTAAGCTTTACTATTCAACGCTCTAGCGTCAATGTCTTGCTTGCCTGTTGTCTCGTATTGCATATTGTCTTTTGACATGCTTTTATCCTTTCTGTTTTGTTATATTGACTGGCTGGATAGTACTGGTAATAACTTCCGTCCTTGGCACTTCACAATGAGCGGTGCTAGTTTACATTATTACCAGTGTTGGCTACATAAAATCCGGTTACACTGCCTTGCTGAGCGAATCTATACGTCAGTTGTTTACCTGTCGGCGGTTTTATCCGATCTCTTTATCTATGTAGCTATCAAGTCTTACAAGTTTTGTAGGCTACAACCTACCGCCGTGATATCGTAACAGCGAATCTTTTGTACTTATAAGACTATCTAACCAGTCAATTTTTAATGTGCAACTCAGTGGTCGTAGTAACGTGGTACGTTATCTAATCGCGTGTGTGTTATGTATAGGCTTAGGCGATATTACGCTCTCACGCTACTATAACCACTGAGTTTTTTAATGTACGTCTGGTTCAAACTAATTGCTTGTGACTGCTGCAGGTTGTGCATTGTGCAAGTCGTTAGCTTTCGTTTTAACCTATATACAGTGTATCACAGCAAAGGTATCATGTCAAGGGTTTTATTGACTTTTATATACTGTGTATACCGTATACATTAGGATATGTATACCACTATTTACAGAATACACTAATTATTACATAGTTTGTTTTTGGTAGGTGTTATGATGCAAAAAATACCCTCTTTTTATTAAGTGGATACGTATACTATATGTATCTATGTCTTATATGACGCACAAGGGTAGAGGCTATATATTAGTAAACAAACAAATTCCCATGGTATCGTATACAATTTGATTACATAATCATATTAGTGACTTGTCAAGTAGGTGTATTATGTGTGTTTATTATATAAATACATACCAACCAATAACATACACATACATAACATAAATTGTTATGACTTGGGGAGGCTTGATTTTGGAAGTGTTTAATTATTGCTATTACGTTATCTCCCCAAAAAATCTCACAAATAACTCTACCTTGACACCCACTACATACATGACATAATCTTAACTTCCTTATTAGCAGCCGCCGCAGGCTGACCATGTGCTATAATCACCCATATGAATAAAGCATTAGTCACAGGAGCACACGGGTTTGTCGGCAGACATTTGACTAAATGGCTGGAGGCCCAGGGTTACGAGGTTACTGCTAACTCGGTGGATATACGGGATTACGAAAGTCTCCGTAATCAATTAGATCGCTTACGTCCGACACATATTTTTCACTTAGCGGCTCAGGCGTATGTGCCAGAGAGTTTTGCATCTCCAGCTCGCACGTTTGAGGTCAATACTATTGGGTCACTTAATGTTTTAGAAGCGGTACGACAGTTAGGGATTAAGACGAGGATACATTTAGTTGGGACGAGTGAGGAGTACGGTGACGGGGATGTGAGTGAGGAGTCGATGCTTGAGCCGAAGTCGCCGTATGCCATAGCTAAATTGGCGATGGATTATTTGGGTAGGCTATACACCAAGTCTTATGGTATGCACATAGTAGTAAGTCGGGCATTTAACCATACGGGCGCTGGTAGAGGCGAGCAGTACGCTGAGTCTAGTTTTGCTAAGCAGATAGTAGAAATAGAACGAGGTGAGCGTGAGGTATTAGAGCATGGCAATTTGGAAAGTATACGCAATTATACTGACGTACGAGATATAGTTAGGGCTTATAAATTAGTGATAGACCTTGACCCAGGGGTTTATAATATTTGTTCTGATCAGAATGTTAGTATGCAGGAAGTGTTAGACTTATTGTGTGCATCCGCAAAACTACCTATTGAGACAAAGGTTAATCCATCACTATATCGCCCAGCAGACTTTAGTTTTAAGGAGCCTAATTGTGATAAGTTCCAGAAGTTGACAGGATGGGAACCAAAATATAATTTGAGCCAGACCATGCAAGGCTTATTAGAATACTGGAGGGAACAATGACAGAACACAAGAATAGCGTAGTATCAGGCACCAAACTAGAACCACTATTTAGCTTAGGTGAGTTGTATGTGAGTGATTTCCTAGAACCTAACACCTTACCTAAAGGCGCGCCCTGCGAGCTCGCGCTGGCTTTTGACCCCGTTAGCAAAGCCGTACAACTTACCAGACAACCTGACCCCGCGCTGATGTGGGGTAGTATGTATTACTACCGGAGTGCTGTGAATCCAGCGATGTGTGAGGCGTTGGCTGAGCTCGCGGAGAAAACTTGCA